TTCCTTTTCAAAAAAGAGACATCTCCAATATCAATATAGGGAACGGATTCTGATTCCTTGTCAGCCATGGTATATTCCACTCCAATTTTACTTAATTCATTTTGGATAGCAGTATGATTGAACCATGGAATAGATTTGGAAACTCCCATTACATTATCATCCCCGTACGTCATCAAACTCACATTATCTTTAAAATCTGCACAATGTCCATATGGGTTTAATTCCACATAACAATAACGCATATATAAAGCATTAACAAGTGAGTTAATTATAACAGTTAAAGGATGACCAGATGGATTGGTTCCAAAAAATTCAACTAAATCATTGTTGAGATTAGATAATGGGAAAGCTGTATCTTCAGCAATACCAGAAATCTGTCGTAGTTCCTGATCTGAAAACCCAGCCTCTCTATGAATATTGATAATAACATCAAAAGCTGCCAATATAAAATCAGCAATCATCCGCTTATCAAATTTACCATAATCTCCAGCAACAATTTGATCATCACCATGTTTACACAAATAGTGATATAATTCTGTCCACTCAATAGATTGAGTGACCATACCAGGTCCAGCTTCAAAAACATATTTATTAAGCTGTACCAATCTCACAAAAGACAAAAGATTTTTCCTAACAACAAGACTCCAATCAATTGGAGCACCAGTAAACAATCTAGTCTTTTTAATTTCAACTTTTTGTAAAGGTGTAGCTTCATCTTTCAAATGACCTGTAAAAACAGGATACGCTCTTTTTCCTTCACTATATAAATTTTCAATATGACGTACTCTATCCCAAACTTCGGGACCAAAATCACATCCATCAGGATATTTCTCATCCTTAGCGTCATGGAGAAAATTCTTTTTAGCTTTGTTCCAGGGAAACCCCATCGATGATTTTCTATTTATACCATCAATGAAGATTACACCAGGTAAACCATTAACACTCGATTTATCACTCAAAATAACTAATTGTTTTTTCCAATCTCTTGGTAAATTTGAAATAATATCACGAGTATAGCCCTCAACACACTTCTTAAGCGTATCACGCTTATAATCAACATTGGGCTTAATCATTTCAACAACATTTTTACGCCATGGTTCCCACCCTGTCATACAAGGGGCTCCATGTTCAACTTTAACGTTATAATGTTGCAAAAAATCTTCTTGCAAAGGTGTTTTACACACCTTACTCTTAGGTTTTGGGCGCATACCAGCAAATGAACCATAAATATTTAAAGTACCTGTTTCCAGATATCTCAAGATACTCTTATGATGTGGTTCGGTTAATGGAATTTCATCTTTTAAGCCCAGTTTTGG